ATGAAAAAAAAGATTGTGAACACTGAAATATCAGTAGCGGAATTGAAAAAGCACATTGATAATGGTCTTGTTTCAATGAAAAGGTCGGGAACAGGTATTTGCCTTGTCTTCGAAGAAAAAAAATAATCCCAAACGGTTCTTGAGCGGTTCGATTCCGCTCTTGGGAACAAATTAACAACCATTTAAACACCGTTTAAATATGTTTGAATACTACAACAACACTTTATGCGTGCAAGCGAACTGGCTCAATGAGAAAGGCGTTATCTCTTTCAACAACTTGAAGCAATTGGCAAGTAAAGGCAAAATAAAGAAAGCGCGCAACGGCGGTGGTCTTGGCAATTCTGCACTGTATGTTTACAACTCTATCCCAGAGCGTTTCAAAAACGTGATAGAGCACGATTTGGGCATCAATCCACACGAACAAAAAAGCACGATTCATTTTTCTGAGTTTCTCGCCTCGGATAAACACGCTTCCGCCTATTTCGCCAATTACGAACTTGAAGATGGACGTTATCTGTCAGAAGCCAACAGCGATGCAGTTGAGCAGTACACAGCCAACGTGGTTGTCTTTAATGCTATCAATAAAGTGATCGTGAAAGTAACGAACGCAAATCCGAAAATCAACAAAGCGGAACTTTGGCAGAATATAACAGAGTCGGTTCACAACATCAGCGATGATCTGAGATTCCGATATCCATTTGACCTTCCTGAAAATCCACAGGCACTTCGGGCGAAGTTTGAAGCTTGCATTTTGAAAAAAGGAAACAAGCGTTATCCAAGAACCGGACTGGAAGGATTGATTCATAACAACTATTGTAACAATCACAGTCTGAAAATCTCGCAAGAAGTTGGCGAATGGCTGATTGCTTACTACTCTCTGCCGATTAAATGTTCAATTCCAGAGCTTTTCACAGCTTACGAACATAAACGCTCGGTTACAGGCTTTCCAAGGCTTTCAGAAAGTGGCATTCAAAATTTCATTATGAAACCGGAAAACGAAAGGATTTGGCTTCGTCCACGTGATGGCAAAGATGCTTACATCAATCGATTTGGCCACACCATCAAGAAAAACAAAGAGACTCTATTCCCGAACGCACACTGGGCGATTGACGGCACCAAGCTCGACACCATCCACGTGAAGGACAACAGCAACAAAATGGGCGCTGATATGAATATCGATGTAGTAATCGATGTTTACTCAGAGAAAATTCTTGGTTGGAGTCTTTCGGAATCTGAGACGCACGTGGACCACTTCAAAGCTTTGAAAATGGCAGTGAACACCGCTTGTGCAAAACCTTACTTATTCACTTATGATGCGCAGTCGGGTCACAGAACCAAGAAAATGCAAGAGTTGTACAGCAAAGTGGCCAATTCGCATTATCACCATAAAGTCGGCAGAAAATCAAACCCAATAGAGCAGGTTTTTAACCGCTTTCAACAGCAAGTCATTGGCAAACGTTGGTTCTCGGACAAACAGTCGATAAAAGCTAAGCAAAGTCGCTCACAAGTCAATATTGATTTCATTAAGGAATTTAAAGATGCACTTCCGACTAAAGATGAGCTATACAAACACTTTATCGTAATGGTCAACGAGTGGAATGCGATGAAACACCCACGTTTCAACAAATCCAGAAACGAAGTTTTCGCCACCCAGACCGAGCACACACAGGAACTCGACGCATTCGAACAAATCTCAATGTTCTGGCTGGATGAAACCAAACCGAAGCTCTACAAGAAAGAAGGAATGAAACTGACGGTTTCCGGAACGGATTACGATTTCGAAGTTTACGACAACGACAATCAAATTGATGAAGTTTTCAGACAGAAGTATGTCAACACCAAATTGATTGTCGCCTACGACCCAGAATATCTCGACCAGTACGTGAAACTCTATGAACTGAACGAAAAAGGACAGAAAGTGTTTGTCGCTTACGCCCAGAAAAAACGAGAACACAGCCAGATGATGAAATTCTCCACCGAAGACAACAAAGCGCAGATGCTTAAAGATTTGGAAGTCCGAGACCGAGAAATGATGCGAGACTGGACAAAGTATCAAGAAATCGCAGAACGCACAGGAATTACACGAGAATCCTTAGTAGATGAGCAAAACGCAATGATTGTGGACAACTGGGAATTAGAAGCGAAAATGGTAGCCTACGGCACTAAGGAAGAGCAAATCAAGACAAATAGAAAATCAAAATTAGAAACTATCAAAATAATGTAAATATGGAACAGAATGAAAAAATAACCATCGTTGAGCTACTCAGAAAATTTGTAACAAAAAAAGGCAGTCAAAATAAAGCCTCAACCGCTTTAAAAGTTTCGTCTGCTGTTGTATCACACTTGCTAAGTGGCAATTGGAGTCCATATTCTGATGATATTTTCAGAAAAATCGGAGCGCAGGTTGGACACAACTCTTTGGAGTGGAAATTCGCAAACACCAGCAATTCTGAAAGACTTCTGGAGCAATTGGAAAACGCAAAAGATTCATCAAAACTGATGACAATCATTGCACCTGCTGGAAGTGGAAAATCTGAGATTACAAAGAAATTTACAGAAGAAAATGAGAATACTTTTCGCATCGAATGTGGACAATATTGGGACCCATATTTCTTCCTTAATTCTATCCTTCAACAGATGAATATTGTGAGCAATAGCCAAAAGCCTGCTTATATGTTGGAAGAGATTTTTGATAATATTCTAAAACTGGAAGATCCGCAAATCATCATTGATGAGATTGATAAAGTAGATGATAAAGTTTTGGCATATCTCATCACATTTTACAACAAACTTTTTAAAAAATGTTCAATAGTGATTCTTGCGACCAACTATTTGGTAAAAAGAATTAATGACGGCGTGAGGCTTCAAAAAAAAGGATATAACGAAATAAAATCAAGATTCGGAAGATATTACGAGTTTGAGCAAACCACAGCAAAAGACGTGAGAATTATGTGTGAAACACAAGGTATTACCGATTCTGAAACAATTGAAGATATCTCACGGAAATCACGAGGTGATTTCAGAATCGTGAGAGATTTAATTGAGGAAATTTTGGAAGATGAAACAAAAAAAATGATTGCCTAATGAAAAAATTTAGATATCACCCAGAAATAGAAGGTTTGAAAGTTAACGAAGATGGTTCTCAAGTCCTTCTCAATGAAAGTCCTGTTGAGATTAAAATCAGAAAAAGTGGAAACAACCCTTTCAAATTTTGGATTTTCAAAGGTCAGCAAATTGGATTAGCAAGATTAGTAATGGAATGCTGGAACGGAATGCCACCAACGCCTAAACTAAGCGCAAAGCACATAGATGGCGACTACAAGAACTACCACTACTCTAACCTTCAATGGGGCGCAAATGGAGGAAATTCAAAGAATCCGGCAAAACTAAACCCAACGCAAAGAGCTCAAGTTTTGACAAAGATAGAAGCTGGGATAAGTGACTCAGAAATAGCAAGAGAATACGGCGTCAGCAGAAATGCCATTTTCAATCTTAGAAAAAAAGAAGAGAAGTAATATGGCGAACGATTTTTTCTCAGTCGAAGAGCTGGAAAGTACCAAGTTCAAAGATTTTGACTTTGATGGCAAATGGGAAGCATCGTTTGGAAAGCCGGAAGCGCGAGGCGTTTGGATCATCTACGGGAAATCGTACAACGGGAAATCATCTTTTATGATGCAGTTGGCAAAGTATCTCACGGGATTTGTCAAAAACAAAGTACTCATCAACTCACTGGAAGAGGGCAAAACAAAATCTTTCCAGATGAATGTTGACCGCTCCGGAATAGCTACTGTGAAAGATAAAGTTCTCTTTGGCAATCGGGTGCCGATGGAAAAAGTTTTCGAAAGGTTGGAAAAACAACGCAGTCCGGAAATTATAATGATTGACAGTCTGCAATATGCCAAACTCAACAAAAAGTCTTTTGAAGAGTTGAGAGAGCGGTTTCGAAACAAACTTTGGATTTTCATCAGCCAAGCCGACAAGAGTGGCGAACCAAAAGGCTCACTCGCAGAAGACATCAAGTTTGATGCAGATGTGAAAATAAAAGTAGTTGGTTTCAAAGCTTTTCCAGAATCGAGGTTCGGCGGTGGCGAAGAGTTCATCATAGATGCCGAACGGTCTGCAAATTATTACGCCAAATTACAATAAAACTTATGACAGATACACAAAGCGACAGATTCATTGAGCTTACCAAGGCTCTACAGTACGACAGCTACGGCGAAAAGTACCTCACGGACTTTGACCGGATGTTCATCCAGCAAGAGCGTAGCGCACTACTCAACAACAGGCCTTATAAGCTTGCTGATTATGTAGAAGAAAAGATTGAAATCAAACTTAATTACATCAACAAATACAACTGGGAGTGTCCCTATTAAAAAATGACAGCATCAGAATTATTAGACGAAATCGTCAAAACTATAACATCATTAGGGCCAAGTCCATTAGTCAGTGAAACAATCAAAGCTTACAAAAAGGCAGAAATGTTAATTAAAGATGAAATGGACGGAAAATTCAATGACGGTTATGAACATAGAAAGAAATGTGAGATAAACGCAAAACTGAATCAACAACAAAAATTGAATTAATGAGCGAAATGTTTCCACCAACCGAAAAAGAGCTAGAAGATATCATCGCAGGTCTCAAAGCTAGACTGGAAGATGACAGTTACCAAGAAGAGTGGATAAAAATCCACGACGAACTTCTCTTCCGACAAAACCAACTCAAAAATTTAACAATTACAAATAACGCACTATGAGCAACGAGAAATACGTATTCACAGTAAGACCACAAGAAGGAATGCACGGAGAATGGCGCACAGAAGATGGTTTCAAATGCTGGACAGACAATCGCGCATCAGCCGTAAGATGGTATAAAAAATATTTAACTCAAAAATAAAAATAAAATGACAACAATCTCAATCGCAGAACTTTCACCAGAACAAAAGAAAGCACTTGCACAACAACTGAAAGACGAGGAAAAACTCGAGAAAGAAAAAATCGCCAACGATAAGAAAATCCTAAAAGGTCTCAAAAACGACTTTGTTCTGGCAAACGTGGATTTCTTCATCGACAAAAGAAATGATGTGGAAGACCGCATCGTCAAGATGTTCCAAGACCTGCAAAGCGTCATCGAATTAGATTCCGCTTTGTACGGCGACAAAAAGGCAGAGCAAGACAGCTACTCGCACACCTTGGAAGATGGTTCTGCCTATATGCAAGTCGGTTGGAATGTGAGTCCAACGTTCAACGGCACAGAGTCGCACGGCATCAATCAGCTTAAAGAGTTTATGTCTTCTCTGGCTGGCAATACGGAAAATGAAAAATTGCTGATGAAGTTCCTCAACATCGCTTTGAAAACCGACAGCAAAGGAGATTACAATCCAAAAGCCGTGAGAGCGCTGGATGCACTCAGAGCGGAAGCCAACAGCGATGTTTTCTCTTCCGCAATGGATATCATCAACGAGGCTATGATTGACATCAGAACCTCACGCTACGTGAGAGGTTACAAGCTGGTAGATTTTGGAGACAACATTGTGAAGCGTGTTAATTTCAAATTTTCAATTGATTAGATATGGAAATATTATTAGTCGTCACAGTTGGTTCTGTATTATTCTTTGGCGGTTTTTGCCTTGGCAACATCGTGGGAAATTACACATCTACAAGGATTTTAGAAGATAACAAGGAGAATTAAAAAAAAACATCCAAAATGGTTTCTCGGAGGTTCGATTCCTCCGATTGGAGCAAATTAAAAATCAAAATTATGGCAAAAGTAGGAACAGAAAGAATTACCCACAAAGGCTCGGGAAAAGAGTTTTTTGTTACAATCAATTTTTACACAAAAACAAAGCTTTTTACAGCTGTTGATTTTCCGGAAGAAATCAAAGATTGGTATGGTGCAAAGCTAACTAGAGAACAGCCTTCTTATGCTTCTATTATGTATCAAGGTAATATTACAGGTAAATCTTATGACGAATGTAAAAATTTGGCAATTAAAGTATTCTCAGAATATTATGACCAATGTATAACTGAAGAAAGGATAATAGCTTACAAAATTAAATCAAACTCAAAAGAAACCAGTGATATTTCATTCGCACCAAACACAGCATTAGGATTGGAATTCCACGTTCTATGGCGTATTAAAATCGGTGATGAAACTTTTATAAGCCCAGCTAATTACGAAGCCAGCAAACGGCCAGAATCTGGAATTAGGCTAGGTGGACCACAGATGACAAGAGAAGATGGACGTCAAGGATATTATGATTATCAAAAGATACCTTACACTGAGGAAACTCACAATTTCTTTATAAATGTAGTAACTGGATTAGAGGCTATGATAATTAAGGTTAATGAATTTTTCGGCAAAGATTCAAATCATTTTATAGACAATCTTAGTAAAGGAAAATTACTAAACTAAAATCAGAAATATGGCAACAATCAAAAAATTAATGACCTTACTATCAAAAGAAGGTCTTGTGGAAGAAAGAGCGGGAATCATCGCTCAATTTACCAACGGGAGAAAATCGTCCGCCCGTGACCTAAATGCAATAGAACTGGACAGCCTTTGCACGTTTCTCCAGAACGAACAGCAGAAACATCAGAACGATGTCGATAAAAAAAGAAAACGCCTGATTGCTTCCATCTTCGGAACGTTCAAGCTCGCCAACAAACAAGTTTCCATCGACTATGTGAAAGGCATCGCTTGCAGAGCTTCGAAAGAAAAGAATTTCAACAATATTCCGCCTGCGAGATTGGACAGCCTTTACAATGCGTTTCTGAACGCTCAAAAGGATTTGACTTTTGCAAAGCGATTGGTGGATGGTTTTATTAATGAGCAAATATCCTATAACTAAACGGAAATGAAAAAACATAAATTAAAATTACGACAACCCTTTTTTGATGACGTTTACTTCAATAGAAAAGAATTTGAAGTTCGGAAGAACGATAGAGATTATCAAGTTGGTGACCGTTTGGTTTTATTCGAATTTCCACTAAAAACCAATGCAGACACAAATATGTTATGAAAGATATAAAATATATTCTCGAAGGTGGCCAGTTTGGAATTGAAAAAGGATATGTTGTCTTAGGATTAAAAGAAGTTCCATTTGCTGAGCCTTTATCAGAAATTGTAAAGAGAGATTTGGAAAATGAAATGACAATGCAAATAGTTGGACAAGGTAAATGTTAGAAATTATGATGAATTTTTTTAGAGCAACATATATTCTTTCGCTATTAGCAATGATTATTTGCGCAATCATCTTCATTTGGACTTACGAAATCATTTTGATTAAAATAATATTAACGCTGGCTATTGTATGGTGGATAAGTAGCATTGTAACAACAGAAGATTAATGGATAATATCACAACCCCAGAAATAGAAGTTCTCAACCTACTCAATCAATTGGCAGGTAAGAGATTCAAGCCAATAAAGAGCAACATCAGTCCGATATCGGCAAGACTCAAAGATGGTTACACGGTGCAAGAACTCAAAGAAATTGTGCAAGTGAAAACGTTGGACTGGAAAAACAACGAGGTGATGAATCAGCACCTTTGCCCGACCACGCTCTTCCGACCAGGTAACACAGATAAGTATCTCAATTATATTTTGTCAATCAAAGAAAACCCGAAGCAATATGCAAAATACTTTGCAAAACTCAACAAAACAAGAACCAGCGCCAACAACACTGATGACCTTGCAGAGATGTACGGAGAATAGGCAGGCTTTTAATGCACTTGTGAAACTGGAGAAAACACTCACCGTTTCCGATGCCATCATCAGCAGTCCGCTCATTGCCACGCAAGGCTTGAAAAAAGACGTGGTTGGCGAAATCATCCGCATCCTTGAGTTCTTTCTGGAAGTGACGGGAAAAGACCTCGAAGATTATCAGAAGCAAGTTCTTGCAGGCGACCTCTACGAGAAATTCAAGACCGATGCGCTGGAAGATATTGTGTTGATGTTCAAGATGGCAAGACAGGGCGATTTTGGTAAGGTTTACAAGTGCGACACCTTCGAGATTATGAATTGGAGCAATCAATATCTTGACATCAAATCTGCCACCCGTGAAAGGCTCATCAGCAAAAGAAAAAAAATCATAGAACCGGAACCAAGCCAAGGTAAATATTTTACTGACTTGCCAATAATGTTGCAGGAAAAGTTTGAAAACATCGTGAAACCGAAGAAAAACTTTATACCACGGAAAGCATCGGAGATGATGACCACGGAGAAAACTATCAGAGACTTGGAAAAGCCAAAGAAAAAGCAGGAAGTTTTGACAACGGAGAAATCAGAGTCACTGTTCAATTATGACGCTTTCCTCAAAAATCTGCAAACCAATGTCAGCAAAATGTATGATGATGCTTTGCACAAGGCCTTTGAGAATACAACCAAATCAACGCACCCGGAAGTTTGGAAGATTTTTAATAATGAAATAGAATTTAGAAAAAAAACAAAAAAATAGTTATGAAAAAGAAAATTTACATCGCTGGAAAAATCAGTGGCGAAGATATTATTAAATGCACACACAAATTTGGGACAGCTCAAAAAGAAATAGAAAAGCAAGGCTTTGAAGCTCTTAATCCATTGGAGTTGGTAGGCAGTTGGAAAGTAACTTGGGAAGATGCTATGAAGATTTGCATTGGTGCTCTTGTAAAGGCTGATGCTATCTTATTTCTGGACGATTTTACGGATAGCCGAGGCGCAATGATAGAACATAAGCTCGCTTCTGATTTAGGCATTAAAACGCTTAGAGGAACAAAGGAACTTGCAAAACGAGTTTGAAAATGATAAACCTAACCGAAAAACCACCAGACCTCGTAGCAATGGACATAAAAATGACAATACCGCAAACCGAAATCTTTGATTTTCTACAAAAGAAAGGATATGAAATCAAAGGCTTTCCCATCCATTGGGAAGCTGTTGAAGAAATGCTGGTCAGCGAGCCTGCTGGCACCTGGCACACCTTCACAGCCACCAAAGAGGGCGAGAATCAAAGCCCAGAGAATCAGTTTTTAATTGTCTTTAAAAAGGAGATTAAAACACTTTTAAAGGAAATTGCATAAGGTTACGGATTTCCGTAACCTTTTTTTATTCACACAAATTACATTTACAAAATGCAAAATTTCACAATCAATGCACAAGACTATATTATAGATGACATTATCAGTCATCTGGAAAATGGCACCATAGGTCAAGCCATCGCCAGAAGCTGGAATTACGAACGAAAAAACAATACTTTGTACTTCACTTTGAAAGAAGGTGCGGAAGTGAGATTAGCGGACTTGTTTTGGTTTGGTTTTCTTTCTAATGGGTGAAAATAATTGGTTTGATTTTCAAGCAGTTATAAAAATAATCATAAATTTCCGTGTAAAAAATTTGCACGGAAATTTATAAAGGTTTATCTTTGCTTTAGAAATGAGAGAGAAACCAACTCAATTCTTAAACTAAAGATTATGAAAGCTAAATTCAACAAATCAATTATCTTCAAATCAGCTTGGAAAATGGTAAAAGAGTATGCTATGGATTTATCATCTGCACTGTCTAAGGCTTGGAAATATGCAAAAGAAAACGCAGAATATATTTTTCTTAATGTAGTTAGAGAAACTGAGAAAGCTGTAGCAATTGAAGTTTACACCGCAAATGGAGTAACTTCAACAAGTGAAAAAGTTTACGGTAGAAAAAACCTTCTTTGGTTTCCAAAATCAATGTTAGTAAACGGATGCGCTCCAGTTTGGATGTATAATCAAAAATTAAGAGGATTCTAAAAAAAAATAATTTAACTTTAAAACTAGATATTATGACAACTTACAAAACTATCAACAACGGAAAAGAAATTAAAATCGAAGTTCTTACAATCGATGAAGCAAAAAAGAAAAATAGGCTAACAAAAGAGGAAGCCGAAGGCTATCACGTTTGGCACAAGAACGAAGAATTTCCAGTTGATAATAAACACATTGTTTACGCCTTTAATGTTTTACCTAATAATCCACCTACAGACTGGCTTGTTATTAAATGGTTTGAGAATAAGCCATCAAAACAAGATGCTATTGATTGTGTAATTGAATTTGACAACAAATGACTGACAGCACAGGAAAAATGCCTTTTCATAATCAAAGAATTTGAATTGTCAGCTCGGCAAGTTGCTGTGGCTATTGGCGGTAAGCAATCTGCTTCATCTTCCAAGATGAAAAATGAAAATTACAACAAGTTCTCGGATGATGATTTTGAAAAGCTAAAATCTCATTATCTTAATAAATTAAATAAAATAAAAGACCTCGATTAGTGAGGTCTTTTTAATTTTACGGAAACCCGTAATTTTTTTCGGAAAGAAATATTTAAATTTGAAAAAAATAACCAATGAAAGTTCCAGATGTAAAATGTCCAAAGTGCGGAAGCACTCAAATAGTCCTCAATAATAAGAAGCGTTTCGGATACGGGCGTGGTTGCATTGGTGCAATCATCTTCTTTCCACTCATCTTATTAGGTCTGACAAAATCCAGCAAAACAGAGCGTGTTTGCCTTAACTGTAAAAAAACATTCTAATGAAAAGATTATTGTTTTTACTCCTTTCCGGACTTGCTTTCGGACAAAACGTGGAGCTTCTGAAAAAAGCCAATAACGCAGACGAAGCATTTGCGAAAACTTTCACACAAGAAATCTATCCAAATTATCAGACGGTAGACAGCTACAAAGAGGGTTTGTATTATAATTATATCTTAGTTCCTGCCGGAACATCGGAGACGGAAATTTCGGACTGTAAATTGGGCAATCCGTGCGAAAAAGGTGTCACTGTGAAGTACAAAGTTTTGAACGGAAATTACATCTTTTCATCTGCCAAAGGTGACGGCGAAAGTCTTTTCGCATTTTGGACAAAAGAAGTCCAGCCAGCAGAAAAAACAACGGACATCAAGACCTATAAAAACAAAGATGCAAAAGTTTGGTACAATCTCGAACCAACGCCAAAAACTTGGATGATTGTGAATATGTCTGACCGCTCAGAAACTCAATGGTAATATGGAAAATTTAGAATATACTTTAAAAAATATCGATGAAATCTTTAAAAAATTAGAGAGTGATATTATGACTTTGCGAACATTACGGGTTCCAAGAGAACGTATTAAAATTGCAGTTCCCTTATTTTATTATAATGTATTACTTCATTATTTTGAAAAGATAGCACCAACAGGCAATCATAGTTTAAAAACAATTTTTGGATGCGATGTTGTTACAGGATATAATAAGCAAATCTGTGTTTTTGATGAAAAAGCAGATCCTAGATTCTCGATCTATCTTGAGCCCATAGAAATAAAAATGTAATATTTTTTTTAGCACAGTAAAATCGCCTTGACTCGTATGTCAGGGCGATTTATTTTTGTAGATAGAATGGCATACAACAGAAATAACCAGATTAAGCGATTGCAGTACATTATATCAGTGTACCAGCAGTATAAGCATTCTGATGTGCCGGACACTCATATCCTAAGAATCCACTTTCCGAAACATCATATTTTCATCAGCTACAGACAGTGGATGAACATCAAAGGAACGCCCGTTCCAAAACCTACCACAGAACAATTATCACTGTTTAATTAGTTTTTAAACCACCATTAAACGTGAAAACTACCTCTTTGTACTCGTCTTGGCTGGTGCTATAATCTTCGTAAGATGTGGTAAAAGTCAACTGGCGAACTCGCAGTCCGATATCGTTATTGTTCTGGCTTTTTACATTGGTTCTGATGAGTGGCGTGAAATAGTCCTCGTGCCAGCCATTCAGAATGTTAAAAAGCTTCTGTTCTATATCGAGATATTCCAGACCTTTCATTCTATCTCTCAACGGGGCTTTGTGCCAAGTCGAGCTGTAGTTGTCAAATATCAATTGAAAAGTAATTGGCACATTTCCCAATTGAGCCGAACTGGAGAGCTCGGAATAATCCGAATTTGGAAAATCTATCAAAACAGCAGGATATGCCAACGGCGGTCTGCCGTTTTCGCCTTCTTGTCCCAACTGTCCGAGGTCTTGGTCTATGAACTGAATCACCGGAAGTTCTTTGGAAATCCGCTTTTGCAGGTCTAATAATATTTTTGAGAAAAAGTAATCCATTATTTTTTCATTATTAAATTAATATCGTTCGCCACTTCTCGGATGATGGCTTTATTCATCACCGGACTTGGATTGCTAGCTGTTGGAGCGAACTGCCTTTGGGCGAGGTTTACTTTTCGACTGTGCGATTTTACGGTGCTCTGTCCGCTTTTCATCGTCATTGTCTTTTGTCGTTCCTTTCCTGTTTTGGTAAATTTTCCCGTCCCGACTTTCGCTTTTGAATATTTGTTTCGGGTGTGTGTTTTCACGGTCACAGTTCCGCTGAAACCTTCGTTATGCGCTTTTGCATAAGGTAAATGATTTTTTACAGTTGCCTGTCCCGGTTGCGTTGTGTAGTATGTTCCCGCTCTCAATTTTCCAGACTTCACGAGAATTGTTCCGCCACGTTTGGTGCTCTTCCATTTTTTGAATGACGAACCTTGGAAGCCCTGCGCTCTGAAATTTCCATTTACAAAACGCAGAGCAATGTTTCCGGCTTTTCTCGGAAATTGATTTTCGGCGTAGGCTTTCAGCTCGTTGGCTTTTTTCTGAACTTCTTTTGAAAAATCTTCTGGTTTCATCGGTCTATTAATATGCCTTTTCGTTGTTTGTCAATCGTTTTTGCATCGGCTGTGAAATCAACTGTAGTTATTACGCCTTTCGCATCCATCCATTTTTCTGAGTAGTCATCATAGGTTTTTATTTTATCGAGATTTGGCAGTCCGTAATGTTGCCAACTCATTTTAACCTCCTTTCCGTCTGAATTAATGAAATAAGGGTGTTTATCGTTGAAAATTACTTTCGTGATTCCAACGTTATTTTCAAATATAGTGTCCTTTATTTGTGCTCGCACAACATTATAAGCTTCATCTGATGTGAGATTATTTTGCGTAGTTGATTTCCCAGGAATATTTCTACAACGACAGTTCCACCGTAATGGTGCCCAAAGTCTTTTCCAAATAGGGTCGGTTTTTAACGCCGTGAATTTATCTAAAAGTCTATGCTCAGGGCTTACTCTACTATCTCCGACAGTGCTAAATTCAATATACTCGGAATCGATATTTTCCCAATTATAAGCGGCAATTGCAGACATATGAGCGCTGTCCGCTTCTGTTGCGAGATGGGTTCTGTTGAAGATCTCTCCAGTATCTGCAATTTTTTTGATAAATGATGCTGTTCCCAGAATCTTGCCATTATCGCCAACCATCGCATCACGATAATATTGCATTTGGGTTAAAGATTTAGCAGCAGAAAAATGATAGATATTTTGCTTCAATTTCTCCAGCAATACTTTATTATCATTGTCAGAGCTGCCGATGCTCACTAATCCGGCACTAATTGCATTGATGAGTGTTTCCGCTGTTTTCAAATGCAAATCTGCATTGATGAGAACTTCCGGATTATTCAATAATTGTTCAGCGATGATGAGATAGATTTCATCCCAATCATCATCACCGTGCGCAAGATCTGGCAGATGTCCACCACAATCTTCACAATGCTGTGCATAAAGATCATTGATTTGCCCGATTACCGTCGGGCGTGGTCGAAAAAATCCGCCATCTTTTTGAAAAATTTGTCTATGATGGTTGGATTGGTATAGTCTGCCAAATCTTCTTTTTCGGCTTTTTCCTTTGTTGGCTTTTCGGTTTTACCCTCTTCCTTGATTGGCAACTGATTAGCGTTTTTCCTCGCTTCCATTTCACGTTTCAAAGCGTCGTAATTCTTCGGTTTTGGAATGCCGTAAGTAAAATACCAATAGTCGTCATCAACTGGCACTTTCTCCGAAACTACCACATCAATTTCCATTTTGATTTTCAGCTTGGAAAGATTCAAATCCAGTTCATATTCGAATTCTCCACCTTCAACATCATAACCGTAAGATTTTAGAATGTTTAGAAAATGATCAGAATTCAACTCATTTTCAACGAATATTAAATCAGAGGCTGTGATTTCGTCCTGTTGTTCGCCGTGTTCTTTTGACTGAGCATATCCAGATGATTTCGAAGCTGATGTAGTCTCAGTATTTCCAAGAATAGCAATCGCCATTTCTTCATTACACGCTTCTTTAAAACCACCTTGCAATTTACCGTCGCCATTGGAAGCTTTGCCATCCAACATCTGGAAAGTCGCCTGTTTTGGAATCATCATCGCTAATGAATTTCCAGACTCGTTCAGAATCTTTTTCAGCTCTTCCTTTGTCTGCGTGTCGTAGGCGTCATATTCCATAATTCGAACAGGTTGCCCGAAGATTTCCACATACTGCGCCCAGTCGCCAAAGTTACCACGCTTATAAATCGCATACATCGAGCAAGCCAACAACAGTCCAAGGTCTCGTTTTTCACCGATGACCCAGACGAATGGCATTTCGTCAATTTTGAAACCGTCCTCTTTCGAAATGCTGTATTGGTTTTTAGCAATCAAACCTTTCTCCGGCTTGATGTGTTTTCTTTGGATTTCTTCAAAACAAAACTTTTCCCCCACTTTGAATTCAACGCCCGAGATACCCCAGAAAATAGACTCCAAAATTTGACGAATCAATTGTCTGCCGACTTTGCTTCGCATCAACTTTGTAACCTCTGTATTTTCGTTACCTTCTTTATCGATGAACTTTAACTTTTTATTGAGTACTGAATCAATCCTTTTGTTAATGATACCACGCAGGAAGCCATCCATCGAGACAACATCGTGGTATAAATCATAGAGCAAAACCCGATTTGGATAGTGGATGGATTCTGCACTTACAACCGAGTTTTTCAGTGATTGAATATCTTTTCGTCCACGGTCTGGCGAAACAAGACTGATGTCTTGAACAATCACTGTTGGTTGCGCTGGTTGCTTTTGTGGGCGTGGTCTTGTATTTTTTGCCATAGTTAAAATCGGTTAGTTCGTTTTGTTGTAGATGTCCAATAAACATCGCTTCCAGACTCATCTTCTGGCGTTTCCGGATTGTCGACTGGATATGGCCAAGCTGGATTTAACTTGCCATCACGGATTCCATATATCCAACCCGGCTCATCTTCGGTGCCAATCCAAAACATAAAATCAGCGTGGAATTTGTCCATATTGACGGTCGGGTTGGCTTTTCTAATCAAGAACCACGATGCGGTGACTTTTACGCATTTTTTAAGCGCGTCATCCTTGACCGTTGGTTCTGTGTCTTCATTTCCGAAAAGTTTCACCAGATCGTATTTGAAAAGAAAAGTTTTGATGAAAGCTTCCGCATCATTGATGTGGTTTTGTACCTCTTGATTGATAGCTTCAACTGGCACTTCTACCGGCTCGTCATCTTCCAGCTCTTCCGGTTCTTGATATCTTGTAATTTGGTCTATGACCTCTTCATAAAGTTCGGTATCGAGGTCTTTTGGTTTTATTAAACTCATTTTAAAGGGTGTTTAAAGTCTGTGTCGACTTGGTTGTCTCTGTACTATCTCCACCGAGCCAAGTGCTTCACTCGCTCTTTTTTCATCAATAATGGCGACCGCACCTTCCACCATATCGGGACCATCCAAAAGTTTGGCTTTCGAGTTGGCGTTTTTGAATTGTGCTTTCAGTCTCAACATATGCGGATTGTCTTTTTCTCTTTCATTAAAGGTCAAATGTTCCAATCTCACCAACGGCTCCAATCTCCCTTCAATCCTTGACCACTTATCAGGTTTTTTCCTTTCGTCCGGTCGGATTGGAAGAATGATGTTTAGTTCCTGCGATTTCGCATAGATTAAAGGCAAAAGAACTTGCTCATAAAAAGGATTTTGAAGCGTGTTGTTTTCGATATAGATATAGATGATTTGCACACCTGCTTTTTGACAGATTTGGTAAGCTTCGAAGAGATAATCAATAAATTTTGAGTTCGTCATCTGGTCAACCCAAGCCTTATGAATATTATAGTCTCTCATTTTGTTGCCGATGATTCCAACGGCTTTGGATGATGATTTTTTACTTTCAGAATTACTGGTTGCAGGGTCTGCGTAGATCACAACATAGTCGCAATGTTTCAACAGAAATGGCGCTTTGTCGGTCAAGTTTTTAAAGACTTTTCCTCCATCCATTGGATTGTTATAATATTCTTTTTGGATGGACTCGTAACTTGTGGTTCTGAGTGCAATATCAATCAATTCCTCTGTGTTTTTTTGTGGCCAAGTAGAAACGCCATTTTCATCACGGATGTTGATGACTTCCCACGAATCGGCTTTGTTTCCCATCTCGGTTATACAGCAATAATCAGCAATGATATTTCCGCAGGCGATAATCAATAAGCCGTTAGAAATCGAGCGTGTCGGAATCAAAGCTTCGTCAATCCACTTCACACGTTTGTCGATGATCTCAGAGTTTCTGCAATCATCATCCGTGTCGATATCATCAATTAAGATAATATCCGGACGCATATTGTCGTTACGTGTACCTCTTGGCGATTGTCCGGCACCAACGGCACGGAAAGCACAACCTTTGCGAGTAGTAAACTCGCCCTCCTCCCAGCTTCCAATCCTTTTTTGTTGACCGTAATCATTGATGATTCTGTTATTTCTTTCCAGAATAGTTTTGTAAGGCATCAAAAGTCGATTGGCATTGTCCCACGAATTGGAAACAATCAGTGTATTTTTCTTTTTGCCAGTTAATGTCAATTTCAAAACCTCGAACATAGTCCGACCAGATTTTGAAAGCTCACGCGCCCAACTTCTGACCAAATAATACTCAGAGTTGCGCATTACTTTTTTGGTCGATTTCAGATGAAAATCGGCAGGTTCAGAGGTGTAAAAATTGGGAAAATAGTATTTGAACCATTCCTCATCGTTTTCCTCCAGACGTTTAATTCTTTTGAGTTTTTCGGTAGATAATTCCGTTAGATCAATCGGTGTTGCGTTGTCGATATTGTCGCCAAATTCTTTCCAATCCGCTAACCACTCTTTGTCTGTCCTTTTGCGGTTAGCCATTTTTCACACGGTTATTTATGTATTCATCAAAATAATTTTTGAAAAGCTTGGCATCTGGAAGATTGATCTGTTGGATAAATGTGATCATCTTCTTTCCAGTGTGGACGATTTCACCCAAACCGATTTCCACCTCCAATCTTTGAATGTTTGAAGTGATCTTACTTAATGTATCAGCTTCGGCACTAGTGGGAATATTTTTCTGAGGTCGCTGAATTGGTTTGCCTTTTATGTCCAAAACTTCTGGACGGTTGGCGATATCCATATTAATCGCATCCAACTGATTGTAAAAATGAATCAATTGATTTTCTCTAGTATTCAAAAGACTTTTTCGGAGTCCATCCCAGTTGTCTTCCTTGCACCATTTCCCGATTGTTTTCTCAGTGACTTTCACGCGCTCTGCCACCTCTTTCAATGTGATCTTTTCATTCACATATAAAAGGCGGGCGTGTTCCCTTTGTTCCGACTTGCTTATTGCCATAAATAGTATTTCTCGGTACAAAAATGACGGGAAAACGGCTCAAACTGAAATACATATGCAATCCTTGCACGCTTATTTTCAAAGCGTTACGAGTTTTTGGAAGTTTGCAACCACAACAAAGAGAGAACTCTAAAAATTAACATTTATCACAATGAATAAAAGTGTAGGTATAGCAGGAATGGCAGTTGCAATGGCATTAGGCGCATCAACTGGATTGGCAACAAATAGAGTTGCGGATTTTAGCCAATCTCTTATAAAAGCTGAAACAACTCTTTCGGAAGGCAAAACTCCTAATCCAGATGCAAAGCTGACAAACCAGTTTGCAGATCAAGAAAAAGTAACTTTTAAAAGAACAAAAAGTTCTGTTAGAAAGTTTGTTTCCAACTATGGAATCGATCCTAAAACGTACGGAATGTACCACGTGAAAGCTGGAACTCATAAAAGAACCAACGTCTAAGAATGAGTGATACTTTCAAAAAAATAGACAAGGAATTCTGCATTACTGATGATTCTGTCAATGTGTATGGCTACAGATGTCTGACGGCTGGATTTCAAATTGATGAAGTCAAAAAGAATCCAATCGGTTTCCATATGCACAATCGTGACAAGGGTGTTGTGGTTCGTTGGGATGATTTCCGTATCGATGGCGACAAAGTTTTTGCAAAGCCTGTTGTGAATCTTTCACATCCGGAAGGCCAGTCAATAGCAGACCAGATTGAAGGTGGTTTTCTTAACGCGGCATCTGTTGGAAAGATTGTCGTTTTGGAAGCTTCTGACGCTAAAAATCTACGTTTACCGGGACAAACAAAACCAACTGTAACAAAGTGGTTTTCTCGTGAAATCTCACTCGTTGATATTCCTGGCAATTACAATGCACTCGCCAATCTTTATGATAAAGATAACAACGAGTTGAACCTCTCTGATCTCAAAAATTTCACAATTAATAATATGAGTAATACACTTGAAGCTGCGGTCATCCTTGCAGCATTAAATCTTAAAGATGGCGACGAATCTGCCGTTGTTACAGCTATCAATAATCTAGTTGATAAGGCTGACAAAGCTGATGAGTATAAAAAAGACTTGGACGCAAAGGACACAGAGTTGAAAGACCTGAAATCTGAGACCGTTAAAAAAGAAGTTCAAGACCTTATTGCTGGCGGTAAAGCAGGGAAAAAACTAACAAACGAATTGGCAACAAAACTTGAAAAAGACTACGCCGAAAATCCATCCGGATTGAAAGACCTGATTGATACAATGCCAGCGCAAGTGTTGATTACGGAGCAGGAAAAAGATGCTGAAAAGTATGAAGGTAAAACCTTTGATGACCTGTACGCATCCGAAGAGTTGGAAACTGTGAGAAAACAATATCCTGATCTCTATGAAAAATTGAGAGATGCGAAATATCCAAACCTAAAACAAGACTAAAAAAATATGGCACAAAATCCAAAAGTCCCACAAGAATTCTGGGCACAGTACGTAGTTGAGAAACTATGGAAAGAGAATCCACATTTAGCACTTTGCTACGATGAATCTTCTTTCGTAACAGGCGGTTCTGTTGTTTACATTCCGCAAGCTGGAGCAAAACCAGCCACACAGAGAAACAGATCGGTTTATCCAGCCACTGCAACCAAAAGAGCAGATACAGCGTTGGTTTATGCTCTTGATGTTTGGACAACAGATCCATCTCACTTGCCATTGGCTGAGCAGTTGGAATTGTCTTATCAAAAAACAGACTCAGTTCTTGGCGACCACGTCAGTACTTTGATTGAAGCTGTTGGAGACGAATTACTTTACAACTGGATTAGAGCTTTCAAGCCAGCAGTTGGCGGAGGTGTAACGGCTGATAATTTACCAGCTTCTAAAAAAATTGCTACCAGCGGTGCTGATACAGCGGTAAACTCTGTGGATGGACAAACGGGAACTCGTAAGGCTTTTCATTATAGAGATCTTCAAAAAGGTCAAGCAATGATGAACAAAGACAACGTAGCGAAAGGCGAAAGATATGCGATGCTTGAGTCTTATATGTATCAGCAGTTCTTGGACTCATTGTCTGCAAATCAAATGGCAGCATTTCAAGGTTCCGCAGATTTAGCGAAAGGAATTGTTGGAGAATTTGCAGGGTTCAAAATTTTGGACAGAAGTTCTGTGTTGGCATTCACATCCGCAGGCGTTGCAGTTGCACCGGGCGAAGCTCTAGGCGCAACCGACAATCTTGGTTGTCTATTGTGGCAGAAAAACTCTGTGACAAAAGCAATGGGAGACACAAAGCTTTTTGACGACAAAGGAAATCCACTTTATTACGGCGACGTTTACTCTACGTTGTTGAAAATGGGTGGAAGATGTAGAAGAGAAGACTGGAAAGGAGTTATCTCTATCGTACAAGCTGCGTAAACAATACTGATCAAATAAATATAAAAAGCCTATCTGATTAGGTAGGCTTTTTTTCTTAAAAACACTCTATGCGAGCTATCAAATATTTAGTACTGCATTGCACAGCCACTCCGCAAACTACAACTATTGAATCTATCAAAGATTATTGGAAGCGAGTTTTGGGCTGGAAGAATCCCGGATATCACTTTATGATCAAAGCCAACGGCGAAATCGTAAACACATTTCCGATTGAAAATATAGCCAATGGTGTTGCCGGCTACAACACACCAAGTATTCACATTGCCTATATCGGCGGTGTAGATGCAAAAAACAATCCTCTGGATAACAGAACCGATGCACAGAAAGCGTCACAAATCAAGCTTTTAAAAGAGCTGAAACTCAAATTTCCCACCGCCATCATAACTGGTCATCGGGATTTCCCAAAAGTGAACAAAGCCTGTCCAAGCTTTGATGTCAAAACTTGGCTGAAACAAATAAATTTTTAAAATGAAACGTAATTTTTTCTTTTTCTATTTGATTTTTATTTCGCTGGTTCTGCTCTCTTGTGTAACCAAGAGAGCGACAGAGCCGGTGATTATTACTAACACCAAAGAAACTGTTCGAACCGTCCGCGATACTATTTTCAAAGTAGAAGCTGACAGTTCATCTTACAGAGCTTTCATCGATTGTGTGAATGGAAAACCAATAATCCGTGAAACTGATTTTACAAAGTCTAAAAAAGGAAAAATTCTAAATATTCCTAAAACTGTTCTAAAAGGTAATCAGCTAACAGTTGATTGCTATAAAAATGAGCAGGAATTAAAAAAACAATGGGAGGAAACCCACACAAAAGCGACCGAACAAATACCAATTTATATTAACGTGCCTGTTGAAGTGGAAAAGCCTTTAACGTTCTGGCAGAAAACACAGATTTGGTTCGGCAGAATCTTTATGGGAATCCTCTCTATTTTCGTGATCATCGGCGTACTTCGTTGGAGGCGCATTCTTTAAAAAGCTTTTAAAACTTATTTAAAAAGTCATTTAAACACATTTAAAACCATTTAAAATGAAATATAAAAATTTAGCAGTTGACTATTTCGAACGTCACTCTACCAGCCAAGAATGTCACATTACAAGTGACGGCAGAGTTTTCCACACAAACGGTCACGCTATCAGCTTTGCAAGCGAACACAATTTGCAAGATCAGACAATCGAATCTTACAAGAGAGAACAAGTTGCAACGGTTGCAGAAAATGCAACGGTTGAAAATTTCGAAGATGTTGAAAATTCGGAAGAAAAACAAGATGGTAACGACACAGATGTCGAGACCAACGAAGATGCTGGCGAAAATGAGGTTGTTGATTCAAAAATTGAAGAGTTGAAATCCTTTGATATTGAAACTGGAGACTATCAAGATGTTAAGTCTTTTATCAAGCATTTCAACATCGAAACGGCAGACCAAAAAGCAGACACTTTGAAAACTGCCTTAACTGAATTCAAAAACAACTTAGCTCAATAATTATGGCTCAAGGAACTGGAACGCCGAAAGTAATTGCAAATGTTACCAACGGCAACTTGCTACGCCAAATCAACATTACCGACGGCGTTGCAGGAATCGTGGCCACAGCCAAAACGGCTGGATTGATTGGCAAAGTGGAAACGGTGTATTCATTAGATGACGCCATTTCCAAAGGTTATTCGGAAACGGCAGAACCTTTCATTTACGGAATTTTGAATGAGTTCTACACAGAGCTTGGCGGTTCTTGTGAGTTTTGGATTCTCGGAACAGAAGACACAATGACAATGGCACAAGCCGTGACCAGCACCAACAATAACGGTGCTAAGAAACTCTTGACGGTTTCCCGAGGTCGTGTGAATTTGGTTGGAATCCTACGAGACCCGGCAGTTGCTTACAACGCAGGCGCAGATTTTATGGATGCCGATGTCGCAACCGCTGTGACGGCTTCTAAACCATTGGCAGAATATCAGCAAAGCATCAACCGCCCGGTCAGAATCTTGATTGAAGGTAGAGTCGCAAATACATCTGTAGCCAACGATTATGAGCCAAACACAGCCACTAACGGTTATGCAGGCGTAGTTCTCGGAAGCGTGGAATCCAAAGGCACTGGTGCTGTAGGTTTGGCACTTGCCAGAGCAGTCAAGTATGAAGCGCATATCAAGATTGGAAGCGGTGAAAACGGTGCTTTGAGCATCTCATCGGCTTACATTGGAGATAGATTGGTTGACGAATTTACGCCAACTGAGCTGGACAACTTTGCCAACGCAGGTTTCATTGTGCTTCACATCCGTGAAGGGATTTCTGGATATTTCTTTGGTCGTGACAATATGTGTTCTGATGATGATTTCAGAATCTTGGTTTACGGCAGATTAATTGACAAAGCGCAAAGAATTTCTACAGCAACTACAACGCCTTTCATCGAAACGGCTGTGCGTGTGAATCCAGATGGAACGGTCAACGATGCTGATGCTACATATTTGGAAGAAACAATCAAAGCGCAATTATTGGCGCAAATGGGCGACCAGATTAGCGGTGCGGATGTTATCATTCCGCTTGACCAAGATTTGATTAATACCAACACTTTGGAAATGACTGTCAAAATCCAACCGCTTGGCTATATGACTTGGATTATCATCAATCTCGGACTTTCAAAAACGATTTAAAAAATGGGAAACGTAAATATTACCACTAAAGAATGCGCTTGGGCAAATTTTGAAGTGAAAGTGCTAAACCGCACTATCAAAGGTTTGCGAGGTTTTGAGACCAAAAAGACCAAAGATGCAGAACATCTGATGGGCGCAGGCGACCAGCCTATTGATATTATGACTTCTAATATCAAATATGAAGGAAATATCAAGGTTCTTGGCTTCGAGGCGGATGCGATGAACAAAGCGGCGCAAACTGCTGGCTACGATGACATCACGGAAGTTCCACACGAACTTATTATTATCAGTATTTCCTTCAAACGAAGAATTACAGATAAGCGCAAAACATACATCGTGAGAGGTGTTCAGTTTACCGAAGATGCGATGAGTATGGAGCAAGGCGCAAAAAACAGAGAAATCACATTGCCATACTTGGCGATGGACGTGCAATTAATTCATTAATAAAAATCAAAATAATGGCAAACGAAAAATTAGAAGATGTTTTCGCAAAAAGAAAGGCGAAAGAAGCGGACAAAGCAAAAAACGAAAAAACGGCAGTTGTAAAAGACACAACTCCCTTTATCAAGAGATTTTCTCAAAAAAAGATTGATGAGTGGAAATTAGAAAACGGTGACCGTGATTTAATCTATCTGAAAGTAGATGATTTCCTTGCAGTTCTGAGACCGCCAACAGCGGAAGACCTTGGCGATTACTTAACAGCAATCGGAACCAATGGAATGTCAAAGGCTGTAGCGATGGTTGTAGAGCAGTTGTGGTTGGAAGGCGATTATCAATTAATCGAAGATGAGGAGTTATTCATTGCTGTTTTCTTGCAAATCAATAACATCTTAGAAGGCAAAAAAGGCGAGTTTTTTCGCGCTTAGTCAAGCTGGCAAATATGCCTTTGAAAAGCAAGAAGGCGGAATTGAGTTCTTAATCGTTTTCGGTTCAATGAAATTCGGAGCAGATGCGATGAAGCTTTGGGGCGAAGAAAAATTTTTCTTCAGAACGGGAATCGCCTTAGAAATTTGGAAAAAACAAGCCGAAAAAAATATGTAAGCTGTGAGTAATATTGTTGAGTTTGTCGTAAAAATGAAAGATATGATGAGTGGTGGCTTAGGCAAACTAAGCTCCACTTCTCAATCTGCCTTTGGCAAAATGGCTCAACACGCTGACAAAATGAGTCAGCGAAATAAAATACTTTCATCCAGCTACGATGAGCTCCAAAAGAAAATCAAGGCTGTAGAAACTCAAATTCGAACTTCTGGTTCTGGAAGCATTGGTGTTGGGGGTGTCGCTGTTGGTGCAATGATGGGAAATGCAGGTTTGCAAATCGCAACAGCTTTTTTAGGTGCTGTTCAAAATGGAATTGGTTCTGCGATTTCTGGAAGTTTGCAGAAAGAAAAAGACATTGTTGGACTTTCAACATTTATCGGAAAAGAAGGCGCGCAAAATGCCTATATGAATATCCGGAAAGATGCGGAAAATACATCTTATGGCACAGAATCTCTATTAAAGGCAAATCGTGCGTTGATATCGGTTGATGGCAACGCCAAAAATGCCAGGGAAGACGTGATGAATCTTGCTAATGCGATAGCGGCAACTGGTGGAGGTAATGACGAGCTGATGAGAATGGCGATTAATATGCAACAAATCAAATCACTTGGGAAAGCATCATCAGCGGATATCAAGCAATTTGGTTACGCAGGAATCAACATTTATTCATTGCTTTCCAAAGCAACTGGAAAAACGATGGATGAAGTCAAAGAAATGGACGTGACTTATGATCTGTTAGCGAAATCTTTGGCAATGGCAAGAAGCAAAGGCGGAATCTACGAGGGCGCTTTGGAAGCTCAAAACGCCACTAAAGGCGGAAGATGGGAAGCTATGAAAGATATGGCGACAAACACGTTGACTGATATAGGTGACGCAATGAGCCCTATCATTATTCAATTTCTTGATTTGGGGCAAAAAGCATTGAGTTATGTTGCACCAGCGATTTTGAAAATCACGCCATACATCAGTATGATTTCTGACGGATTGGCTATCGCAATCAATTATGTGACTGGTTTGGCTGGAAGTACTGGTGGCTGGATGGATTATGTCCACATCATTGCTGGTATTCTTGGCACGGTCTGGAGCGTTTTGAAATCCGCTTTAACAACTGTTTTTAAAATAGTCGGTGGGATTTTGGATTGGCTCGGGAAAAGTCAAATTATTAAAGATGTTTTTAGCTTGATAGGCTGGACGCTGGAAAAAGTTATCAAACCGACTATCAGCTGGCTTGGCGATGCCTTAGTTTGGATTTGGGAAAATGTATTACGACCGATTCTCGATGGATTGGAAACGGCTTACAAGTGGGTTCGAGATCTCATCACAGACGATGACAACGAGTTGACAGTTGAAGCTAAAAAAACCATCATTAATAAAGATGACACCTCACAACCAAGTTATCAAGCTGACTTAACGAGATTTAAAGATAAAGGCATCATTGGCGACACAGATGCCAAGAGCAAAAAAAATAAAGAATCATCCAAAAAGACTGGCGACACCATCACGGGAGGCGGTCAGCGGATTATCAATATCAATGTTGGGAAATTCTTTGACAGCATTCAATTTACCACATTAAATAACAATGAAAGCCGTGAGGAACTTGAAAAGCTGATGATGGAATTATTTGGAAGAGTTTTATTCAACGGTGCAAAAAACGCATAGAATGGCAATCACAACAGCAAACGTTTTCAGTTTATACGATCTATACAAAGAATACTTTGGTCGTGGTTCTTATTATGTTGATAAAAATGGCGATAAAAAGAATTTCACGCAAGAAGTGGAATTTCCGGGAATAAAACATAATCCAAATCCGAGAGGCACGATTCATTATTCCAATAAAAATATCAGCTTCAATAAGATTGGCGCTTACGGTCAAGATATTTGGTTTCCCATTATTTTGAAAGGCGGAAAAATGAATGCCGGAGCTTACGAAGGGATCAACATCGCAATCGATGCTTGCACCATTAATGTCAATCTTGCCACAACGGTGGTTTCTACACCTGTTGTGGAGCGTAAAGGCACAGTGAATGAAATTGTCAATATTGATGATTACAAGTTCACAATTAGAGGTTTTCTGATTGGAAAAAATAGAACGGTTCCAGAAGACAAAATCCGCGCATTGGTAGATTTGAAAGAAAGCACACAGGAAAAAACGCTCCACGGCGGTTATCCAGAAATCTTCTTGGACGAAAGCTGTAGAATCATCATCACGGCTTTGGAGTTTCCAGAAGTGCAAGGGCAAAATCATTGGATAAGACCATTTTCATTGACTTGCCAAAGTGATTTTATAACCGATTTAGAATTTTAAAAATGGCTTTTTATCTCACCAGTAATATCACGATTGGAAATTATAAAAATATCAAGCCAAATAAAGTAAGCTGGAAAACGGATGTAGGCAACTTTGTTGATAGTTGCACCATCACGTTGCCAAGAATTACACATATGATAAATGAGAATCCGGACAAAACGCTGGATTTGGAAGGTCGCAAAATTTATCAGTTCAAAGAAGGCGACCGAGTGAGCGTTCATTTAGGCTACAACAACAAAAACGAAAAGCGGTTTGAAGGTTTCATCCGACGTGTGAAAATGGGAATTCCTGTTGAGTTGGAGTGTGAAGGTTTTGCATCTCAATTATACGATGTAATTTTTAATAAGACTTACGAAAATGTTACTGTTAAACAGCTTTTAAAGGATTTGACCGTCGGAACGGATATTAAATTATCTGATGAAATTCCCGCGATTCCGTTGAAAAATGTTCGGTTCAAAAATGCAACTGGTATTCAAGTTTTGGAATATCTGAAAAAGGAAATCAGCTTGGCGGTTTATTTCAATTTTGATGAGCTTTTTGTCGGCACAATGTTCGGAAAAGTTCAGAAAAGAATCAAAGTAAAAATCGGTTGGAACACCGTAAAAGATGACGATTTCCAAAAAAGAAAAGTAGATAAAAATCTAAAAATAGTAGTTCGCGAAAAAAATGCCAAAGGCGAAGTGAAGCGGACAAAATCAGACGTACGACGATACGACAATGAAAAAGATGTAAAAATAAAAGCGGACATCCCTGCCAATTTTCTGAAAGAAATTGTGAACCGCTTGCAAACGCAGGAAGATTACAAAGGCTACGAAGGTAATTTACAATTATTTCTCGTGCCCTACGCAAACAAAGGAATGGTGGTTGAGTTGGCTGGCGGAATGTACCCAGATAAAACGGGCGATTACTTCATTCAGTCAGTTAACGGCGAGTTTGGAATGAGCGGTGGCAGGCAGACGGTGCAACTTGGTTTTATAATGAATAGATAATGGCGACAGAAGAGCAGTTAAGAGAAGGTTTGCAAGAGATGGCCAAGCGATTTGGGCCCGCTGTCAGCAATATCGCAATTGTGAAATCTGTAGATGAAGAAAACGCCACTTGTGTTCTGATAGATGAAGATGATCAGGAGTTTTTGGACGTGCGATTGCGCCCGGTTCTTACGGGAAAACAAAGTTTTCTGCAAGTGCCAAAGGTTGGAAGCTTTGTCTTGGCGATAAGAATTGAAGATGATGACGATTGGTTGGTCATCGCACAGGACGAAACTGAAAAGTTTCTTTGGATTACGCCAACGGCAAAAATAGAAGTCAGCGAAAAAATATTGATTGAAGCCAACGAGAAAAATCTTCTTTCATTGATGGAAAGACTTTTTACGGTTTTGGAAAAAGGGTACCAAACCAATAATGGTCCGACAATCAATTTGATTTTGACACCAGAATTTGAAAGTATTAAAAACGATTTTAAACAGCTTTTAAAATGAGTTTAGATATAGCGGAGGAATTGTTCATCGAGGAACTTTTGGAAATCTGGGAAACGGAAGCACAAGAGAAAGACAGCGCGGAAGCTTCTCGGCAAAGAGTTGCACAAAAGATGGCGTCCGCAATTAAAAAATTTATAAAATCTGGAGTTGTGACCACCATTGGAAGTGCAACAACGCAAACCGGACAAATGACATAATATGCCACAAGATTTTCTATTTGATGACCAAAACGAGCCAGAGATCAAAGATGGCGACTTCGTAATTGGCGAAAGTACTTATCAGCATCAAAAACATTTGCTGTTGGCAGAAAAAGGCGATTACAAACAACATCCAACGGCTGGCGTGGCTTCCAAAAGATACTTGGAGCGTGAAAGCCCGGACGAATATGCCAGAGCTATCAGACAGGAATTTGTCGCAGACGGAATGGACGTGAAATCGCTCAAAATATTAGAAAACCTTGAACTTAGCATCGATGCTGAATATTTGAAATAATGATAAAAGAACTATTTGAACCACACATCAGCTCATTAATCGCTGGATTAATCACAGGTTTTATCGGCTGGTTTTTCGGAAGGAAAAAAGCATCTGCGGAAGTTGAGACGAATCAAATTGAAAACGCTGAAAAACTTCTGGATTACTACCGAAAAATGGTCGATGATCTCGGTTTAAGATTGGAAAATTCAATCATTAGATTCAATGCTGCTGAAAATACAATTCGAGAGCTGGAAGAGAAAATCGATAGAATGACAGACGAACTTAAAAAGTACAAACAGCTTAACGGCAAACTTGAGTAATGGCAATAGTTCTACATAATCAAAGTTTATTGGATTTCGCCATCCAGCACACTGGAAGCGCACACAATGCCTTCGAGATTGCTATGGCGAACAATATAAGCATCACAGACCAGCTGACGGCAGGAAGTGAGCTTGTGATTCCTGATTCAATAGTAAACGATGTAGGTGTGAAGAATTACTATCAATCAAAGTCAATCCAGCCGGCAACGGACATCACACAAAATGGAGAGTCTGAGGAAACGCCAGAAGGGATTTCTATCTGGATTCTTAATCAAAATTTCATAGTTCAATAAAATGGCAAGATCAGTCGATACAATATATGCAGATTTAGTCGCTAAGAAAGAAGCGGACGAACGATTGAACGCTTTGAGTTCAACTTCAAAGGTGGCTATTTGGAGGCTTTGGCTGTGGATTTTCGCTTACGGTTCTTTCGTTTTGGAAACTATCTTTGACAGACATAGAGAATTGATTGAGCGATTGCTGTCATTGCTAAAACCTCACACATTGCGCTGGTATCGCAACAAGGTTCTACAGTTTCAATATGGCTTTGACTTAATCGAAGATACAGACGTTTTTAACAACGGTTCTGCAACAGAGGAAGAAATCGAAGCGTCTAAAATAATCAAGTATTCAGCGGTCACAGAATCGACCACAGAGAGCCGATTGATTGTGAAGATTGCGACAGAAGACAGTAATGGCGTTTTGGCACCGATTCCAGATGAAGTTTACCCAGCGTTTTCCGCCTATATGGAAGAAATCAAAGATGCAGGCGTGAAGATTACAGTTATCAATTATCTGCCGGATATTCTGCGGTTGCTGATGCAAATCTATTATGATCCATTATTATTGACCGCTGACGGCGTATCGATAAGAACCGGGCGAAAGCCTGTAGAAGATGCTCTTAACGCATTTATGAAAGAATTGCCTTTTAATGGCGAATTGATTTTAGCTTCATTGGTTGACAAATTACAGGCGACTGAAGGAATTAAAATTCCGCATCTGACCAACGCTCAGAGCAAATGGATTGCTAATAATGGCATCACGTATGGAAATTTTGAAAACATTGCGGTTAAGAAAATCCCGACTTCCGGATATTTCCAGATAGAAAACTTTGACAACATCAGTTATGTGGCATATAGTTAATTGGCGAAGACTGGCAATATTGCTCACGCCAACTTTTCTGCGAGGGAAATTAATGACAGCGTGGCTGGAGCTGATGGTTGATGGCATTGAAAGCGTGCATTACGAGTGGCTACAATTTCGGAGTGACAATCTCTACAAGTTGGCGCACAACAGTCAAATCTGCTATTTGAGAAAGGCTTTAAACGACAGGTTTGATCCATCACTCAGACGAATCGAAATTTCATCCGGAAATGCTTACACTCGCCAATATATTTATACGGATGGCGAACAAAAACCAAAGTGGCTAGGCACGATGTACTTGCACGGCGACGAAGATTATGAAGATACAGGCGTTGATTTCATTGTCAAAGTACCAACAGATTTAGTTTTCTCAATCTATGCGATGACAGCTTTAGTAGATTTCTACAAATTGGCAAGCAAACGATATAAAGTAATAAGATTTTAAATGAATAAAATAGATTTTAATCAGACTGGCGGGTTTCCGATGTCAACGCAAATTTTAGATGCGTTGCAGGAAGCTTACAAAAACTTCAACGTTCACGGTGCGATGGCTGGAGACCTCGCTATTATTTTAGGCTGTGAAGTTGGTGGCGGTGGAAATGTTACTGACGGTTTTGTGCATATCAATGGCGAATTGTTGCCATTTGTTGGCGGTCAAATATCGACCAATGTTGCCATCGTTGAGACATCAGATTTAAGAGGTTTTGAGGATGGTTCACAAAAACCTGTCATTTATACACGCTATGCAACCTTTGGCGAGGCTACCATTAGTTATCCGTGGGTAAATTTCCGCAGACCACTCAATCTTTTCCAGTTAGAAGATCGGTTGATAAAAGTTGAGAAAGCCACGCCAATTGGATTGGTGGCAATATGGGATAGACCGGGCGATGAAATTCCAGAAGGTTGGGTGGAGCATACTGATATGCGTGGAAATGTTCCCGTTGGTCACAATTCTGGAGATACCAATTTTGGAAGCCTTGGAAATACGGTTGGCGTAAAGCAGGTAACACTTGATTTGAGTCAAATTCCAGATCATTACCACGATCAAGGTTCGGAAGCGCTTTACAATGATTATGGTGGTGGAAGTTTGGTTGGGAAAAGAACTTATCCACCTGACGCCAACGGTCAAAATTCTTACCGTGGAGCCAGAACGGGTTCTAAAGGTGGCGGACAACCACACTCGAATATTCAACCTTCTAGAATTGTAAAATATATCCGTTTTATCGGATTTGACTAAAAAGACAATGGCAAAAGTAGATATCAATATAATCAAAGAGTGGTTTAGAAACTTAAAAAAACCAAACCAAGACCAGTTTTGGGCTTGGCTGGATTCGTTTCGCCATAAAGACGATAAGATTCCGATGGAGGATGTTACGAATCTCACTCAAACTTTGACTAAAAAAGCCGATTTGGTAGGTGGTGTAGTTCCGCCACACCAGTTGCCGTTTATGATTGCTGGTAATGAGGTTTTGGAAATCGGATCTATCACAGCTACTCACAATAGAGTTAGCATTGCTGTCCACGAGAGCGGTTCGAATAAGGTTAGAATTGATGGACAAATTTTGGTTAGAGATTTTCCGGACAGTTTTTTATTCACTTCAGTTACCGCAGGAAGTAAGTTTTTACGTGTTGTTGCAAAAAACGCAACCGGTCTTTTCTTTCTTAAAGAAGGTATTGAAAGCGGTGAACCGCAAGAACCGTCATTGGATGCTGGGGAACTTCACGTAAGATTGATTTTGATAACGCCAGAAGGAAATGTTATTGATCCGGAGATGTTGACTGGTTTCAAAGAAAAAGCGGAAGACAATTGGAAAAAAACTTATGTATTTTCATCCACAACTCTGACATTAGAGAAATCCGACGTTCGCACTCGATTTTTAATTACAAGAACATTTTTGAGTGGAGTTGATCCTGTGGATCCGATATACAATGTTCGTGGAATTCGCTTGACTGACAAGAGTCGAGAAATCGAATTTTTAATCAAAAATGACACACCGGAAAATGTTTTTCTACAGCAAAATGGCACGGTTGATTGGTTGGTCGGTTTTTCAGAAGATTACACATTAAAGCCGGGAACTTGGATTTTTGCGAAATACAATAAAACCACGGATAAACTTGATATCTTAAAAGTTGGCACATCAGAGTCAATGACGGTGGTTGTGACGGATAATACATTGAAAGGCTCTGGCAATGTTGGAAATCCATTGGGGTTGTCTGATCTGAAAAACGCTGAGATTGCCGGAAAAGTTGATAAAACAGCGACACCAACGCAAAGTATCGCCAGTGCTGTGGCAATTGGGCAGATGACAGCGGATGAGAAATTGCATGTTAATGGGCGTGTAAAAGCCAACTCTATAGTTTTGACAGAAAATATTGGCACGCCTGTGCCGTGGGAGCTTGGTAGAAAGGACGGCGTTGTTGGTTATGCTGATGCTTCGGGAGTTTGGCGAAGTTTAGCATCATTGGTTTTAGAGCATGATGTTCTTGGTGTGCGAGTTGAAGCTACAATTTCTGGAAGTTATGCGATTGATTTGAAAGCAGGTAGTCATTTCGCTTTGACGGCAACTGCGCCAACTGCGGTTTCGTTTGCCAATATGATTGCGACAAATCGCACTTGTAGCTTGACTATGACCTTGACTGGCTCTTTAATCACCCTCCCATCTTGGCTGGAAGCAGATCCTTACAGTGATAATCCTGATGCTTTGAAAGTGCGTGAATATAGCATTGTGATTAAACGTGGTGGAAGTTCTCCATTAGGAAGATTTTCGGTAGTTAATAAATGATTATGGGAAGAAGAAGATTTATAAATAGTATCGGAAGTTTACCAAAAGATTACATTCTGTGTTATGATTTTAATGGAGATTTATTAGATAAATCAATAAATTCTCTGCACGGAATAAAAACTGGAAACGCTGATTTTTCTAACGGTCGCAAGTCGGGAACTCAATGTTTACTATTTACAGCTGGATGCGTGAGAACACCATCTAATCTGCCTGTAAATTCAAATAAGATTACATTATCATTTTGGATGAAATCAGCGCAAACTTCAACTGCTGTGCTTTTTGAAATGTCGCCAACGCTTATGAGTAATAATGCTTTCAATGTGATTAATAATAATTCTTCAGCAAATAGCATTCAAGCGGCAATGAGGCAGACTCAAATTGCATCAAGTGCTATGTTATTTAATTTCATTGAGTGGAATCATTTTATTATTGAATTTGACCGTTCAAAAATGAATGTTTCGGAAAAAATTAATTTTTATGTAAATGGCAAAAAAATGCCGTCTGTGGTTATTTCCAGTTTTGATAACACAGGAAATTTTGTCAACAACATTCTTTTTATTGGGCAAAGAAATGCCTCTTCATTTCCCTTTGTTGGCTACTTGCAAAATTTAAAAATATATAACAGAGGTTTATCTCCGGCTGAAATTCACGGTTTAAAATTAGAATTATTATGAAAACAGAAATCAACTTAGAAAATCTAATCCAAACTCTAAAATTGGATTATCCGGAAATACTTCAAATATCAGATGATATTAATGGGCGCGTGAGACTTATAGGATATGTCTCAGATTTACCGATTTATCGTGAAAAACGCTGGTACGTAACAGCTGAGGTAATTACAGTTGATTCTTTAGATAATAGTATTTTAAAGTTGGAGACTGCAAAAGTAAAAAACAGAGATTGGTTAATCAGTAATGATTATTTGGCAATAGTCACTTTAAATCAAATTCCTGTCATTAATGAGAACTTTCAAACTAAAAAAGATATTGAAATTGGAGTCGACGAAAATGAGAATCCAATTTACGAGAGCGTAGATGCTGAAATAACATTAGAAAATTCGCCATATCAGTTAATGCCAGCGTTTGATTTCTACTTTGGTATTCGCCACTCTAAGACTACACAATTAAAGATGTCTGATCTTTTTCAATCAGCTGTAGAAAGCCACGATAAGTGGGGTTATTTTGATAAAAAGGAAACGCACATTGAGTTGATAGATGTGATAAAGTCAATTTATCAAACACCAGCGGAAAGTTAGGATTTACTTTGGAAATCCGTGTCCAGCCAGCCAATTGCGTTGGTGCTGCACGTTAAAAGAAATAGGAGGAAAAAAAACGTCCTCCGCAATTTAAACATCTCACCTTTTAAATTTAGAGCAAAAACCCCAAGCGGAGGACAAAAGTCTTCTGTTAGGGGTTTTTGCTGTTAAAAGGTGAGAGATGCAAATATAGAAAAATGAATAAGTATCACAAAATTTTAGAAAAAGTCCTAAAAAAAGGCAAAATTCAAGAAAATAAGAAAGGTAATATTACTTTTCTTTTGAATGAAAAACTAGAATTAAAACCAGTTGATTTATTGGAAATCTTCGAAGGGCATGGAATAGCACGGAATAAGCTTAAAACAGAGCTTGATTTGTTTCAGTCTGGAGAAAGATTTGTTAATTCATATCCAACATACTTTGAGCAGTTGCCGGACTTGATAAAGAAAATAAATAGGGAAAAGAGAAATAGTAAGAATTATGTTTTATTCCTCGGAAAGAACGATACTGAGAGCAACCAACAGCCTTGTTTAAGTCTTATTCAGTTTCAGATTGATAAAGGAAAATTGGTTTTATCAGCCTATCAGAGAAGCTCTGATGCTAATTTAGGACTTCCAGCCGACCTGTATCATTTGTATTTAATTAGTAGACAAATCAATCTTCCTTTGAGATCGATAACATTGTTTATTGGCAATGTTCATATATATGATAATAACAAAGACTTGACTGGTAAATTGTTGAGCGGTGAGAGCGTGAGGTTTTCTTTGAATGTTTGATGAAAACACCCTTTAAAGATTATTTAAAGAGTGTTTTTTTTTGGACGTTCTGATTTGTTTTTTTTGACATTTTGTTTTGGCGATTATATAACACATCTCTTTTCGTATTATTCCGCATCGTCAGAATGTTGTGAATTGCTTTCAATTTTGAGTATCTTTGAGATATAACACATCTAAGGAACCGAAGTCTTGATTAATTTTACTGTTGTGAATTGCTTTCAATTTTGAGTATCTTTGAGATATAACACATCCTTTTCGAGACCATTCGCAAATATTCGTTTGTTGTGAATTGCTTTCAATTTTGAGTATCTTTGAGATATAACACATCCAAAATATAAGAATGAAAGCGAACGATTTAGTTGTGAATTGCTTTCAATTTTGAGTATCTTTGAGATATAACACATCTGGAGCCTGCGAAGAAACTATAAAAACTGAGTTGTGAATTGCTTTCAATTTTGAGTATCTTTGAGATATAACACATCACCAATGCCTCATTTGCCCAAACAACAACAGTTGTGAATTGCTTTCAATTTTGAGTATCTTTGAGATATAACACATCGATGCCAGAATCTTTACAGCTGTATCACTCGTTGTGAATTGCTTTCAATTTTGAGTATCTTTGAGATATAACACATCTTTGCTTTAGAATCATCACCCATCAAAGGAGTTGTGAATTGCTTTCAATTTTGAGTATCTTTGAGATATAACACATCAGTTTTTTTGCTAAGCCTTGCTTTGCGTTTGTTGTGAATTGCTTTCAATTTTGAGTATCTTTGAGATATAACACATCGTTACTGGTCCATTTGGTGCTACCAATCCGGTTGTGAATTGCTTTCAATTTTGAGTATCTTTGAGATATAACACATCCTATCAATCAATAATCCTTTAACAACATCAGTTGTGAATTGCTTTCAATTTTGAGTATCTTTGAGATATAACACATCACCAGCTGAAAACGGGATAATTCTTAGCAAGTTGTGAATTGCTTTCAATTTTGAGTATCTTTGAGATATAACACATCGCACCTTCTGCGGTTGCTTTTGCTAATGCTGTTGTGAATTGCTTTCAATTTTGAGTATCTTTGAGATATAACACATCTTTTGGTCCGCAAAAGTTTTTAGATCATTAGTTGTGAATTGCTTTCAATTTTGAGTATCTTTGAGATATAACACATCCGGTAACTCGTATCGGTGTAAGCTCTGGATGTTGTGAATTGCTTTCAATTTTGAGTATCTTTGAGATATAACACATCACGCCTTTCATTGAAACGGCTGTGCGTGTGGTTGTGAATTGCTTTCAATTTTGAGTATCTTTGAGATATAACACATCGTCGGAAGAGTGTGGTCGGGCAAAGGTGCTGTTGTGAATTGCTTTCAATTTTGAGTATCTTTGAGATATAACACATCCGATTGCGGCGATTGCGGCGATGTTCGGGTGTTGTGAATTGCTTTCAATTTTGAGTATCTTTGAGATATAACACATCTCGCCGCGGTTTGTGCAACATTGGCGACCGGTTGTGAATTGCTTTCAATTTTGAGTATCTTTGAGATATAACACATCTTAATTGTTGAAGCAACTGCAAAAAAATATGTTGTGAATTGCTTTCAATTTTGAGTATCTTTGAGATATAACACATCGTTGGTAATATTTGCATTGACTGAACTAATGTTGTGAATTGCTTTCAATTTTGAGTATCTTTGAGATATAACACATCAAAGAAATAAAGCTGGAAGATATTGCTCAAGTTGTGAATTGCTTTCAATTTTGAGTATCTTTGAGATATAACACATCACAACGCAAGGCGTGAACATCACGATTAGTGTTGTGAATTGCTTTCAATTTTGAGTATCTTTGAGATATAACACATCAGGCGAAAATATTTCCGTTGACATCAAAACGTTGTGAATTGCTTTCAATTTTGAGTATCTTTGAGATATAACACATCTCCGACTGTGACGAGAAGGAGCGCTTTAAAGTTGTGAATTGCTTTCAATTTTGAGTATCTTTGAGATATAACACATCTCATTGATTTTGTTAGTGATACTAATTTTAGTTGTGAATTGCTTTCAATTTTGAGTATCTTTGAGATATAACACATCTATCCTACAAAATGGCCTCAGAAGTTTGTGGTTGTGAATTGCTTTCAATTTTGAGTATCTTTGAGATATAACACATCAGCCAAAACGCACATTACTGAATCAACGATGTTGTGAATTGCTTTCAATTTTGAGTATCTTTGAGATATAACACATCGTCCTGGAAATTTTGTAGAAGCCCATGATAGTTGTGAATTGCTTTCAATTTTGAGTATCTTTGAGATATAACACATCGATTTCTTGGATTGACCCTTGCGGTGGTGTGTTGTGAATTGCTTTCAATTTTGAGTATCTTTGAGATATAACACATCCACTACTTGGCCATCCTGAACCACTTCCTAGTTGTGAATTGCTTTCAATTTTGAGTATCTTTGAGATATAACACAT